TGCTGGAATAATCACTTCTACAAGTGGTATTAGCACTGGTGGTGTTGTAACTGCTACCGGCAATGTAACTGGTGGAAATGTTACTACTAGTGGTATAGTTACTGCTACTGGTAACGTCACTGGTGGCAACTTAATTACAAGCGGTGCATTAAGTGTCACCGGCAATGCCAACGTAGGTAATATTGGTGCTACTAACATTGTAGGTACACTGACTACTGCAAGCCAAACAAATATCACTAGCGTGGGCACATTAACAAGTTTAAGTGTCACAGGTAATATTTCAGGTGGTAATGTGTCGGGTACATTGTTAACCGGAACATTGACAACGGCCGCGCAACCCAATGTCACAAGCTTGGGCACGTTGACAAGTTTGACTATTCTAGGAAATGTCAATCAAACAGGCAACTTAAACATCACAGGTAACCTTAATGCCACTGGTAATTTGAATTATCAAGATGTCACTGACTTGGTGATTGGCGATCCGTTGATTTTCTTGGGCGCCAACAATAGTGCTAACCTGGTAGATCTTGGCTTTATTGCCACTTACAATGATGGTCTTGACCAGCATGGTGGATTTGTGCGCAACCACCTCAACGGGGTGTGGGGAGTTTTTGGTAACGTGGTTACTGAACCCACAACAGTGGTTGACTGGGGCAATGCAATTTATCAACCATTTAGATCAGGCTCAGCCACCTTTGCAGGTGCAAACATCAATGGTGCATTAACAGGTGCAACAACAGGTGCATTTAGCGGCAATGTGTCAACCGGCAATGTGTCTGGCACAACAGGTACATTTACCAACGTTGCGGGCACACTGACAACTGCCGCACAAACAAATATTACATCAGTTGGCACACTGGGTACATTAACTGTCAGCGGTAATGCTAGCTCAGGTAATCTGAGTATCAGTGGGCAAATCATTACCACCGGCAACTCCACAGCAGGTAACTATACCACTGCTGGACAAGTAACTGCTACTGGTAATATTACTACGTTGGCTTACTTTAAAGGTGATGGTAGCCAATTGACAAATATTGCAGTCAGCGCCGGTAACGCTTTAGTAAACGGAAACAGCAATGTATTTGTAAGAGCTAATGCCAACATTGCCTTTAGCGCAACAGGCGTTGCCAATGTGGTCACTATCAGTCCAGGTGCGTTGGCGCTGGGCGGCGGTGCTGTGTTTGCCAATCCCAAAAGCTCAAGCGGATCAGGATCAATTCCAACTGGCGTGAATGCCATGTTGATTGGACCATATGTGGTGTCCAATGGCGATACAATCACAGCGCCAGATGGATCAACCCTGATTGTAATTTAATAAATAATTTGAACAAGGAAACAAAATGCCTATTACTCTAGACGGAACAAGTGGAATTACTACACCAGCATTGCTCAATGCCAATGCCAACGGTGTGGGCAATATTGGAACCTCCATTGGTTATTTCAACACAATTTTTGCCAAGGCCACATCAGCACAGTACGCTGACTTGGCCGAGATGTACGAAGCCGATAACCCAGCTGAACCTGGCACAGTGATGATGTTTGGGGGTACCAAAGAAGTCACTGTGTGTTATAACGATTCCAGTCGAGCCGTGGCTGGAGTTGTTTCTACAAACCCATCCTATGTGATGAACGCCGGCCAGCCCGGAGAACATGTGGTAGCAGTGGCACTGATGGGCCGAGTACCTACCAAGGTAACTGGTGAAGTTAAAAAGGGCGACCTAATGGTTGCTGCCGGTAATGGCCTAGCAAGAGCCGAACCCAACCCTGCAACTGGTGCAGTAATTGGTAAAAGCCTTGAAAACTTTGAAGGCGTTACTGGCGTTATTGAAATTGTAGTTGGGCGTCTTTAACACTTGGTACGTATCTGTTTGCGAATAACATTTACTTTGTCTTGAACCACATCAAAATTCACAGTTGACCAAAGACCAGGGTGCATGGGTTTGGGCCATGTGCCCGACGCAATCCAAGCATACCCAATGTGTTCATAGTTAAGCGTTGGGTGAAACTCTTCTGCTACACAAGCAAAAAATGTATGATATCCAAATTGTCCATCGGGCGAAGTGAATTTTTCTATGGGCACTAGATTAAGGTACTCAGGCATAAATCCCATTTCTTCAACACACTCCCTTGTGATAGTTTCGTGCAAACTTTCGTTGGGTTCCATTTTACCCCCGGGTAGTCCCCATGCACCTGGGTGTCGAGGATCATCGCGCATGAGGTATAGATATCGTTCAGTTGACACTGAATAAAACCAAACTCCGACTGCGTTCATAGAACCAAACTCCAGTCCCCTCCAGGATACAATCCTTCATAACTCTTGACCCACTCGCCCCGGGTGCCCGCAGGGGAACCTGTGGGAATCCCGGTCCAACGATATTGTAAAGCTGTGGTGAGATTTGTAACATACTGTGTGTTGACAGCAAATGTACTTTCAAACGTGACTTGCCACATAACACCATCATATTCAATTATGTCATTGGCCTTGGCAACAACCTCGCCCCAGTCAGCAGGCGGCACCGAGTTATCTTCTGAGCCAATATTTTCTAGTATCAGATAACAACAGTGGATTAATAACAGCATCTACTGGACTCAGTGTATTTTGGGGAATAGTATCAGGATCCACGTCAAACAACAAGAATCTATCATCGGTGGGATCAAAGCTTACCAGGCCAATGATCTCAGTGTCGTCCCAGGGATTGTCAAGCCGCACTTGGCTGATACCCGAACGCAACACACCGTACATACCTGCCACAGCCGCCCAGTATTCATTGCTAGGTGGTGATGTCTGTGGATCGGTGTTGTCGTTGCCGGGGATAACCACAGCAGATTGTTTTAATACTTGTAACTTGTTGCCCACTAACAGTACTTGATACCCGTAAGGAGTTATCTTTTGACGTGTGCCCAACAACAAATCACTGCTGTTGATTGCATTGTTCAAGTCACCACCTGCATCATACATTGATGCAATGATGCGTTCAACAACACCTAGTTTCTTGACCTTGGCTGGACTTGAAATCCAAATTGGCAATGAGAAAGTCATGGTCATGATGTCAATGGGATTTTCTGTACCCACAGGAATTGTGCGTGAGCTCCAGGTAACTCGCTCAAGTTGTACCACACTCAAACTGGTCCAGTCGATGTAGTTGTCTGTGCTCTGTATTTCCAGTGCAGGATTAAACAGCGTGGCAATTTGTTCAAACAACTGAAATTTTTGATTGGTATTACTGGTCCAAAAATCACAATTCAGCGTCATCAGGTACGGCACAGGCATTAGACGTTCGATGCTAAAGGCATTGCCCTGTGTGGTTTCGTATGTTTCTGTATCAGCATCGTAGGTGCGTTGACGCACTTGTATCTTGCTCACAAAATACGGTTCCTGCATTCTTGGACGGTCATATTCTAGTGCATTGATATAAAAGGTAATCAGCGGTGTGCTAGGTAATGAACTGGCTGAGTTTTCTTGTAAAATTGTTTGCGCCTGGCGTGTGGCATCACCGTACCGTACAGGGACTCTAATCAAGGTGCCGGCATTGGGATTGTTGCTACCATACTCAATTTGAAAATTGCTAAAGATACGAGCAAATTGCAATAAGAATCTGCGTATTTGTTCGTCATAAAAGAATTGTTGCATTGTTTATCGTCCTGGCGGTCTTGGATTGGCAGGCTTGTTTCCGTTTTGGTCGCCATTGTCTGCACGGGGTTTGAGAATCTCGCTCAGACTCTGACGACTTGGGATATTGCCCAAGTCTGTTGTTGGCACAGTGTATGTATTGTTTACAAAGCCTGACCGTAAAGTTTGATTCATTGGGCCATTTGTGAGATTTGTTCTAACATTGTCTTCAATCTTGATCCAGCCAACACCGTTGTAACGGAACAGTCGATTGGGGAAATAATCCAATCGCAAGCAGTACTGGCCGTTAGTGGGGCTAACAGGGAAACTGACTCCGGGCGTTACTGGCAAGCCGTTGGGCGCAATACCGTCACCAGTCAAGTAGCCCATGGTATAACCATCTGCTCTTGGGCTAACAGCAGCCTGTGATGAATTGATATATGTTGAATCCACAGTAATTGTGGCTGCACCACTGGTGGAAAATGTCACTACGTCATTTGTGTCAAAAACTTGCAATACCCAGGCTGAGCCATCGTATTGATACAGCCTGCTGGGGAAGAAATTCAAACGCAATGCATAGTCATTTGTGCTTGGCGACATTGGGAACGCAAAACCAATTGCGGCAGTGATAGGAGCCTGGTTGGCAATAGTAACTGTTCCAATACTGTATTGTTCAGTTACACTTTGAACTGAATTCAAAGTGTATGACACTGTTTCGGTATCGCTCAATGATTGTTGCATCCATGTGGTGCCGCTGTACTGGAACAATCGACTGGGAAAATAGTCCAACCGCAACGAGTAGTCTCCGGCAGTGGGAGTCACTGGAAATTCAATACCAATGGCAGCATCGATAGGTAACGCAGTGCCGACAGTTAGCGTACCCAGCGAGTATTGCGCAGGAGTAATAACAGGTT